TAATAATAACGGGTGTTATCACTTTTGCCGCTCCGATTATGGCATCTTAACTACTTTAAGTTTAGGTTTACAAGCTAATAACAAGTATGATAATATCAATAAAGAGAGTAGGTTATTTTTACTTGCTCAAGCCCGGGAGTGAGCCGAGATTATCCCGGGCTTTATCTTTGCTCTTTTTTCAAATATGAACAATTTGTAAACTCGAAATATAAGTATTGATTATCGGATAATATAAGTATATACTGAGGCTACAAAATAAAGAACGGAGGGCGAGACGATGAAATTAACAAAAGAGCAAGCTATAAAGAGAGCTATTAATAAGATTAATCTCCTCGGCGATACTTGCGATATATACGAGATTTTATACTCCTATAAGGCTTTAAGAGATTTATCCGAGGAGGAGATCGACGAGATATATAACTATATAGTCGAGATTTTAGGATTTTAATCAAGGAGGGCGAGACGATGAAATTAACAAAAGCTCAAGAGGAGATCTTAAACTACGCAAAGAGAAGTATTGACTTTGCAAGATCTTTCAACACTTACGAGGAATACGAATATAACTGCAATCACTATTGGCAAAGACGATATACACTCGAGGAGGCAAGAGACTTAATAAAAAAGAACGATCTCGAGTGCGACAAGTTTTATAGCAATTTATACGAGGAACGCAAGAGAGGTAACGCACTCGTAAAAGCAAATACAAGAACGTTAAAAAAGCTCGAGGAGCTCGGACTTATAGAAATAATCGACGAGGGCGGCTCTTATCACGATATGATTAAAGTTATAGGCTATTAACAGAAAACAAGCCGAGCCGGGCGGCTTAACTCCCGGCAAACTTTCAAGAGGAGGGCGAGACAATGACAAACAAGATTTTATACAGAGCAAGCGACGGAAAGATTTTCGAGGACTACGACAAGGGCGTTATTCATCAAAAGGTATTAGCTTTTAACGGCGATACGGGCTCTTGTGAGATAAGTCTCGACGGCGGCAAGAATTGGGATTATAAGTACGGCGCTCACGGTTGGGAAAGAAAGGAGGCTTAACAATGATTAAGTTATTAGCATCGATTCTACTCTCTGCCGCTCTTATGGCGGCAGAGATCCCGGGAACGGCAGACACGGCAAAAACGAGGGCTTGGCTCTCTATGTCTGAGGCTCAAAGACTCGAGGCAGATATCGAGTATAAGGCGGCGGCTTGCGGGCTCTCGGTAGAGACTTTCGACTTATTCTCTCGAGTTATAGAGGCTGAGAGCGACCGCTCGGAGAACTTCGAGGGGAGAGTCTTAATCGCTCTCACAATCTTAAACCGAGTAGACTCGGCGAGCTTTCCGGCATCGATCGAGGACGTTATCTATCAGAGCGGACAATTTGAAGTAGTCGCAAATGGAATGATTTACTCAGTCGGCAGGACTGCTCTCTCCGATGCGGCAATTATCGAGGCTCAAAGACGAATAGCCGAGGGCATCGCTCCGCAAGTGATGTATTTCAACGCGACTAACTACGCCTACGGCGAGCCCTACGGGTACGAGGGCGGCAACTACTTTGTAACTACTAACTATTAAGAGGAGGTTTAATTATGATAACACTAATCGCAATTGCAGGCATCGTACTAACTACTTCGGTTTTTGGGCTCTTTCTGCTCGTTAAGTCTGAGGCGGCAGATATCCGAGACGAGCTCGAAAAGGCAAGAGCCGAGATCGACTATCTCAAGAGAAAGAATAAGATCGTCGAGAGACACTTTCAGAAAATGAGCGAGCCGTCGGACAAGATCGAGATAATTCACCGATACGACGATGAGGACGCTCCGAGATACGGAGGCTTTTAATATGAGAATGATAGACGCAGACTATTTAACAAAAGAGTTTTCCGATAGAGCAAGGGCGGCGAAAAATTGGAAAGAGTGCGCGCTTAAAAATGATAATAAAGAGATCGCAATTAGAGCCGACGCTATATTAAGCTTTTTAACTGAGGTTAAGCTCACAATAGACAACGCTCCGACAATCTCTCCCGGCGGCAGATACAACGGCAAGAGAGCGCTCTCTCTGCTATCTGAGATAGAGACAATCGCTCGCGATGCTTTCAACGATCCCGAGACTCTCGATATCAATTTATATAGAGCTCAAGCTCTCGCGAGGATTTTTCAACTATTCGAGTATAACAACGAGGAGGCGGCAGACAATGGCGAGCAAGGCTCAGATTAAGGCAGTTACTAAATACAATAAGGAGAAAACAACTACAATCTGCTTGAGGCTTAACAACTCAACGGATAAAGATATCTTAGAGCATCTGAGGCAATTCTCGAATAAGACGGGATATATCAAGGATCTGATAAGAGCCGATATACTTCTCGATAACTCAGTTGATTGAAAGAGAAAGAGCGACGCTCCCGGGCATTAAGGGAACGCCGCTCTTTTCAACGGAGACTCAGAAAAGATTTACGGGGAACTGAGTCTCTATTATTATATGCTTTCTTTGGCAGACGGTAAAGGACTCAAACCTTTAACCTACGGAGTCAAAGTCCGCCGCTCTATCTATTGAGCTAACCGTCCGTTTTATTATAATAACGGAGATCGAGATATCTAACTCCATAACGTACAAGCTTTTTAACTCCGGCTTGTTTATTACCGTCTCCGGCTCTCTCTATTGCCTCGATGATATCTGATTCACACTCTTTCGAGAGATTCAAAGAGATCCTAACTCGCCTATCCTTGTTATACTGCTTGATATATTGCTTTCTTTGTTCGTCCATTGTTTGTAACTCCCGTCTTTCGCTTGAGCTTGAGCTTGAGCGCTTGAGCTCTGCTAATTGGACACAATTACCCTACGGGAAAAGTAGAGTAAATGCAGAAAAAACTTCGCTCTCGCTCTCGCTCTCGCGTCGTCTCTCTCTCGGCTCGCCGATAATCTCTAACGAGTATAGCGCCGTGCTCTTATGAGCCCTTACTCTCGATTATCGCCCTTATAGGCGCTCCCTACCCTTGCCGTTTATTATAGTGAGACGTCAAGATCCCTCACTTGACTTACGGAGATATGAGCCGAGCCTATCTCGCGCCGGGCTCATTTTCTGCCGTCTAAGCTGAGCCAAACTCTCGTTTTATTAAAGTCTTTCAGTCGGTATCAAGACTTTTATTTGTTTGTAGCCTATAAGTTATCATACAGAACGGAAAAATAAAAGACTGATTTTTCGGTATTTTATCGAGTCTGCTCTCAAATTTGTAATTTTACGATGCAAAGATAGGAAAATTAAAAACAAATTAGTAATTTTACGATGCAAAGATAGGAAAAATCAAAACAAACTATTGATTTATCCAAAAAGAAAAGTATAATTTATATTAGTAGTATGATAACTACAATAAAACAGAAAGGAGGAGTCCTAATAATGGCAAGGCAGAGGATCTATAATAACTTAGAGGCTGAGATCGCGAGAGCACACTTGCTCAAGTATGAGATAGCTGAGCTCTTGGGAATGATTCCGAGCACGTTTACTTCGAGGCTAAAAGGCGACTCAGACTTTAAGCTCTCGGAAATGAGATTTATTCGCGATCTCTTACAGAAAGAAAACGGCGAATACTATACGCTTGATTATCTCTTTCAGAAAGAAAAGAACAACTAATTATTTGAGGAGGCTTAAAAAATGAACGAAATTTACGAGGCTTTGGTCGAGGCTAAGATCGACTCCCGGGCGTTAACGATTCTTATCGATACGATTCTCGACAACTGCTATATCGATTATAAAGGCGAGCTCGATCTCGAGCGAGACGCAGGCGATGCAATTCTCCCCATTGTAAAGGCTTTCAGAGCTGAGGAGTATTGTAACAGATATAACGAGCTCAAGAGCAAAGAGGAGGCTTAACTATGGCGGCGGCAGAAAAAACAGAAAGCAAGAACTACTTTACCGACTTAAACGGAGTCGACGTCTCAAAAAAGGTCGAGAAAAAGAACGGACTCTCTTATCTCTCTTGGGCTTGGGCTTGGGCTGAGCTAAAGAAAAGATATCCCGATTCGACTTATACGATCTACGAGAACGAGCAAGGCTTATTCTATCATACAGACGGGCGCACGGCTTGGGTAAAGACCGGCGTTACTGTTAATGGGATCGAGCATATAGAATACTTGCCCGTTATGGACTATCGCAACAACTCAATCCCGGTAGATAAGCTCACGAGCTTTGACGTTAATAAAGCAATTCAGAGATCGCTTACAAAGGCGGTCGCGAGACACGGACTCGGCTTATATATCTATGCAGGCGAGGACTTGCCCGAGGAGGCAACGGCTGAGGGAGTCGAGGCAGAAAAGCCGAAAAAGACTACTACCAAGAAAAAGGCAACAACAACGACAACGGCGGCGGCATCTGCTGAGGGGCTCACTCCAAGACAAAAGCTTGTCGCTTGGTGTAAAGCTATGAATTTTAATATTAGAGACGTCGCTACTCGTTACAAGCTCAACAATAGCTCGAGTGATGATGATTTTTACGACGCTCTCGACGATTTGATTATGATATACGGAGGCTCGGAATATGTCTAAAAATACGATTAAGATTAACGGCGCAAAGCTCAAGGAGCTATTGCAGACGACAACGGGCAAGTCTCTCGGAGAGATCGCAATCGAGAACGGTTACTCGAGATCCCTCATAAACGAGGCGGTACGAGTCAACAAGGCGAGCCCTTTAATACAAACTCTCTGCAAACTTTACGGGATCGCTCCCGAGGCTTACGAGATTAAAGAGGTTAAGCCCGAGACTGCCAAGAGCAAGAGCGGAGAACAAGTCTCTTTTAACGATTTTTATATCGACCGGGACGAGCTCAAAGCAATAGTTAAAGAGGCAATCGTCGAAGTATTAACCGAGAGAGGAGGCTCAAGTAATGGCAGATAAAAAACCGATTCGACTTTGTGCGACCGTAACCGGCTTTTATAACAATTGGAAAGCAAAAAAGCTATTTCAACGGGACAAAATACAGATTAACTACACTTGCGACGCTAAGGGCGAGACTTTGAGCTTATCAAGTTTAAGCCACGAGATACAAATATCGATCCCGGTCGAGTCTCTGCTGAGAGATATCGAAAGACTCAAGAGAGGAGAAAAACTATAATGCAGGAATCGGTTAAACAAGATCGAGAAAAGTATATCGGCGGCTCTGATATCCCCGTTATTATGGAGATAAGCCCTTTTAAGAAAAGATTTGATTTACTTCTCGAAAAGGCAGGCTACAAGGATAACGACTTTGACGGCAATATCTATACAGAGTATGGAAATACACTCGAGCCGATTATCAGAGACTATATCAACAAGGATCTCGAAAGCCCTTTTGTAGAGGGCAAGCACACGAGAGAGGCGACCGAGGGCGAGACTATCGGCGTGAGACTTCACACGGACGGCGAGAGACTTATTGCTCCCGGGGAGTATGAAGTCTTAGAGATAAAGACAACGGGGACGATCTACGACGATGTTAACGACTACAAGATATATCTCGTGCAACTGCTCTATTATATGGTTAATCTCGGAGCTCATAGCGGCGTACTTGCCGTATATGAACGCCCGGACAATCTCTCCGAGACTTTCGAGGAGAAAAGACTACACTTATACACAATCGATATCGCAGACTATGGCGACTTGCTCGCAGAGATCGAGAGCGCAATCGAGCGATTTGTCGACGATCTCGAGAAAGTGAAAGAGAATCCCTTTATCTCAGAGAGCGAGCTATTACCTAACGAGATAACCGATATAACAAGGCGAATACTTGCTTTTGAGTCTCAACTTGCATACTTCAAGGAAATTGAGGCAAAGGCTAAGGCAGAGAAAGCGAGACTCAAGGAGGCGATGCAAGCGGCGGGCGTTAAGTCTTGGACGACTCCGAACGGCTACAAGATAACTTTAGTCCCGGACGGCGAGGACAAGACGATCGAGGAGGAGTCTCTCGACTTGGACTCGTTAAAGCGGGATCTGCCGGAGCTATTCAAGGACAAGGCAGACGGCGGCTATATGGAAAAGATAACAGTTACCAAAAAAGGCAAGGCAGGTTATGTCAAGATAACCGAGCCGAAAAAGGAGGCTTAACTTATGAACAATATCAACTTAACCGGGATAATAAGCCGAGAGCTCAAGCTCGAGACGACTCCCAACGGCGTTAACTACTGCCGCTTTATTCTCGCAGTCTCTCGAGGCAAAGTAAAAGAGGGCGATCCGAAAGCCGACTTTATCCCTTGTATTGCTTGGAAATCTACGGCAGAGATCCTCGCAAAGTATGCTCACAAGGGGCAACTAATCGGCGTTAACGGCAAGCTCAATGTAAAGGAATACGAGAAAGACGGCGAAAAGCGAAAGGCTTTCGAGGTGTTAGTCTTGGTTATGGAACTCTTAGGCGGCAAGCCGACGGCAGAAAAGCCCGAGGCGGAGGATAACGGCGCGGCTCTGCCGTTTGACGTATGACGAGACTATCACTTTCAGACTATCAAAAATTAGTAGGCGCTCCCGGAAAGAGCAAGTATAACAATAACAAGCCTACGTTCTACGATGCCGATAAAAGAGAGACTCTTACTTTTGACTCAAACAAAGAGCTTGAGTATTATCTACTTCTCAAGGGTAGGCAGAAAAGAGGCGAGATTAAGGATCTCGAGAGACAAGTCTCTTTTGAGATTCAACCGGGCTTTACGATGCCAAGCGGCGAAAAGATAAGAGCAATAACTTATATAGCCGACTTTGTATATCTCGAGAAAAACAACGATCCCGATATAGCTCTCAAGTATACAAGACGGATAATCGACGTTAAGGGCTCTCCGAAAACATTAACCGAGGTTTACAAGCTCAAGAAAAAGCTTTTAGCTTACAAGGGCATTTATATTGAGGAGGTTTATTAACAATGGAATCAGATAACAACGCCGTCGTTAAGTATATACCCGAAAATCCCGGGCAACTACTCGCCGACTTCGCAGAAAAGAGAACGAAAGAGATCGAGGCAGAGGACAAAGCTATTAACGACAATCTGAGGAGATTCGAGAGACGCGTCTTTGTTGCTTTAGGCGAAAGCTACTACGACGAGGATAAAGATTAAGGAGGGCTAAGCTATGGCTAAAGTTTACATTAAAGATCCTACTTTCGAGGTTGATTTAAGCAAGATAGAGTTTTCTCTCACTTGCTTGAAAGAGGCAGAGAATATTTATATATGCGGCTATCGGGCAAGCGATCTCGTTATAATAGCGGAAAGATACAAGCTCGCAAAAATCGACAACGAGCTACTTGCAGATAACAACAAGGCGTATATCGACGGCTATAACAAGGCTCACGAGGAAATACAAAAGAGTCTCGATAATATTGTCGGTAGTAATGGGAAAGAAAAAGAGTTATAATATATAGGCTTACTTTTTAAGCCTCATATATTGTTAACTGCAAAGAGGGCTCGAGAGATCGAGCTCTTTTTGTATTCTCTTTTCTGCTATGGTAGAATTATTATTATCATACTTATAAAGGAGGCTTAAACAATGATTATCGACGTAAGTATACATAACGGCTCGATAAATTGGGCTAAAGTAAAGGCGGCAGGCGTCGAGGGAGCTATTATCCGTTGCGGCTATGGTCGAGACTTCAAGAGGCAAGACGACGCTCGCTTTACTGCTAACATAGAGGGCGCTATCTCTCAAGGCTTGCGCGTAGGCGTATATATTTACTCTTACGCTAAGACAATAGAGAGCGCGAAGTCTGAGGCGGCTCACGTCTTGAGACTTATTGAGCCCTACAAGAACAATATTACTTTGCCTATCTATTACGATCTCGAGGAAAAAGGAACGGAGAGCGGCGCAAAGGAGAGAGCTATCGTCTTTGGCGATATCGTCGAAAAGGCGGGCTATTGGGTAGGAGTCTATGCCTCGCTTTCTTGGTATACGACTCATTTATCGGGGCTCGATAGATTTACTAAATGGGTTGCCGCTTGGGGCAAAAACACGGGCGCTCCCGGAACTAAGCCCGCGATCGCTTGCGATCTTTGGCAATATACGAGTAACGCTCGAGTAAATGGCATTAACGGCAGAGTAGACGCGAGCGAGCTCCTTAACGATAAAATCGGCGGTTATATCGGCTCGGCATCTGCAAGCAAGCCGACAACGCCGACTACCAACAAGCCGACGGTAGAAAAGCCGAGCGCTCCCGCTCCGGCAACAACTGAGCCGAGCTATATCTCCTATAAGATTAAGCGAGGCGATACTCTTTCTGCTATCGCTAAAAAGTATAAGACGACTTGCGCGGCTATTAAGGCGGCTAATCCCGACAAGATAAAGAATATCAACAAGATATACGCAGGCGATACTATCAAGATTCCGAAAGTATAAGAGGAGGCTCAAGCTATGGAACTCAAAGACACGGTTAACGATATGTTAAGCGACGACTACAAGACTCGATTCGTTGCTGAGTATAATCAATTGATTATTCGAGCGCGATCTCTGAAAAACATTATCGACAAGGCAGAAAACGGCAAGCTCGATTTTTCTCTTACTTGCCCGATAGAACTTCTCAAGTCGCAATATTCGGCTATGGTTAAATATACGGGAATCTTAATCGAGAGAGCGGCTCTCGAGGGCGTAATACTGAAAGGAATTGAATAAAATGCTATCTAACAAAACTTATGATATCTTAAAGTATATAGCACAAGTAGTTTTGCCCGCTCTTGGTACTCTCTACTTTGCTCTTTCCTCAATATGGGGCTTGAGCTATGGCGAGCAAGTAGTCGGAACGATAACGGCAATAGATACTTTTCTCGGTGCTCTGCTTATGATATCAACCGACCGATATAACGACAATAACAAGACAATCGAAAAGGCTAAGAAATGAGTCGACTTATTTCTTGCTCTCGTTGCGGGCGGATTCATTCGGACTCGATTATCTGCAAGCCGATAACGAAAAGAAAATACGAGAATACAGACGAGAACAAATTACGCTCTCGCTATTCTTGGAAAAAGAAGAGAGCCAATATCCGGGAGCGCTCAAACTATCTTTGCGAAGTCTGCCGCGCTCTCGGAGACTACTCTCCTAAAGATATCGAGATTCATCACATAACGAAATTGAGAAGAGATCCTAACGGCTTACTCGAGGACAATAATCTTATTGCTCTTTGTATCGAGCATCACAAACAAGCCGATAGAGGAGAGATAGAGGCAGACTATCTAAGACGACTTGCAGACGAGAGAGACGGAATCGAGACGGACGGCGGCGGCGACGTATGACGAGGTACTACCCCCCGAGGGGTACTCTCAAGCAAGAGAGGCGCTAATCCAT